GATACGGCGTAAAAACTGCCGCAAAATTGTTTGAGAAAGAAGGTTATTATTGGGAAACAATTGTTGAAGCTTTTGAATCAAAAGGACTCACTGAGGAGGATGCTCTTACTAATGCCAGACTCGCCAAAATACTACAAGTGGAAGACTACAGCTATGACATCCAAAAACCACGGCGATGGAATCCCGCCCCCTCCGATCACCGCCCTCACACTGGAACAGGAGTTTCAGCTAAAGAAGATTGAAGACCTGCTAGATAAAGCAGATCGAGAAGACATGAAAACAGTCTTCATGGCACTACAGCAGCAATGTTATGTGCTTCAAAACAACATCAAAAATCTTATCCAAGAATGGTAGACAAATCACCCGCCCATTACAATCGTGGTAACATTGAAGTATGGGACTTCATCCGTGACCAAAAACTAAATTACCATCTTGGTAATGCAATTAAATACATTTGTAGAGCTGGTTATAAAGGCTCTAAAATTGAAGACCTTAACAAAGCTATCCACTATTTAGAAAATGAACTGTACCACACCAGCGACACACCTTTCGGATCAAGCAGTGGAATTTCGTACGAGCTACTCTGTGACGAACTCACCGGAGAACCGGACTATGCAACTAGCTTTGATCGCTGAAGAATATAAAGAGTTTGTTGAAGCTCATGGTACATTAAAGAGTGAACATACTCTTAAAGAATTAGCTGATCTTGTTTATGTTTGCTTTCAATATGCAGAGAACATGGAATGGGATCTAGAGGAAGCATTGCGTAGAGTACATGCTTCTAATATGTCTAAGCTTGGCTTGGACGGTAAACCAATCCGTCGTCAAGACGGTAAGGTTCTTAAAGGACCAAACTATCAACCACCTAATCTCTCTGATTTAGTCGATGAATAAATTTATTAGTAGAACAGGACGTGTGCAATCCTGGATTGATGAGCCGGAAGGACGATTGCCGGTTAGCTGCACAGTTTTTAACGTACAAGACTCGATGGAGGGTACAGATGGGATCGAAGACTCGTGGCGTTTTACCTCTCATGGGCTCCGCAATGGCGCTGGATGCGCGATCCACCTTAGCGAATTACGACCGAGAGGAAGCGATAATGGCAAAGGACTTGTTGCTTCAGGTCCTGTCTCGTTTGGACAAATTTATAGCACACTCAACCAAACTCTAAGGAGAGGTGGTCGGTACAAAAATGGTGCTGTAGTTCTCCACCTGGACGCAAATCATGCTGACTTGCATGAGTTTATTACTACACCGCGTGAGCTACTACCTTGGGCTAAACGTTGTGTCAACCTTACACCAGAATGGTGGGCTGATATGTCAGCTAATAATAAAGCTGCATTGATTCAAGGTATTAAAGCTGGAGACATCTGGCTCAATAAAGTTAAATATGAAGGAACAAAACGTATCCGTGGAAATGTATGTTTGGAGGTCTATTTACCCAGTCGTGGCACCTGTCTCCTTCAGCATATTAACCTCGGATCTACAGACATCGAAGACCTTACAGGTGCTTTCGTTTACGGGATGCAAGAGTTGTGTGAATTGCATGGTCGAACAGGCGTTGGAGAGACTGGCGAATACCTCGATCCAACCGAAGATAGACAAGTTGGACTTGGAATCTTGGGGCTCGCAAACATGTTGCGAAGGTACAGTGTCAGTTATGAACAGTTCGGGCGGGCTATCCAGCAATTCCTCCAAGGAGATGTTAAAGCAACTGTCGCGTACCAGTTGGTTGTTAGACTAGATGAAGCTATTAAAGCTGCGGCTGAAGTAGCTAAAAAATATAATATGAAAAGAGCATTTGCTATCGCTCCTACTGCTTCGTGTTCTTATCGAAGTAAAGATGCAGATGGTTTTACATGTGCTCCTGAAATTGCCCCACCAATTGCTAAGACTGTTGATAGAGACAGTGGTACATTTGGTGTCCAAACCTACGAATATGGCGAAGTAGAAATCGCCTCAGCTGTAGGCTGGGAAAATTACAAACGAGTCGCAGATGGTATCATGCGGCTTTATAATAGGACTGGACTTCTTCACGGTTATTCATTTAATTGGTGGTCAGACTTGACTATCATGGATGAAGCGTTTATCGAAGAGTGGCTTGAATCGCCCCAGACATCCCTTTATTATTCGCTCCAAGTGATGGGCGATGTTCAGGATAAATCTGATGCGTATGCTGCTCTTAAAGACAGTGACGTTGACGATTATCTTGACGCTCTTTTAAACGAACCTCAATGTGATTGTCAAGAATGAACCCATACGAAAAGTTAATGGCGCGGAAGCGCAAATGGACACCAGTACAAACTACTGCTGGTAAAGTAAAAGAAGGTGCAGAAGAAGCTATCTACCGGGCTCTGGCAATGCGCCATATGGAAGTACCAGTAGGAGATTTTATTTCAAATGCGTTGGAAAAGAACGTTCCCGATTCGGCTAGATCATTACTGCTCTCAAACGTTAAAGATGAGGAGAATCATGACCTGGCACTTGGTTACATCGCCAACTCTTTTGGAGTGGATCCCAAGGCTGAGAGGGAAGCACTTGCACTGCAGAAAGCTTGGATTGAGCATCCAGATCATACAATCACCAAAGCGATGGTTGCCGAACGTGCGATTTTCTTTGTTCTCTTGCCCTTCTTTCGCGCTAATGGTGATGCTGGGATGCGCACGGTAAGTGCCGATATTAGTCGAGACGAACAGATCCATGTCGCATGTAATTCCCTTGTGTGTAAAGAACTTGGATTGGATATTAGTCCTAGTTTGGATAAGCTTAGAAAAGCTACAATTAACTGGGTAATGCAGCCGCTGACAGCTAATGCAGCCGATAGAAAATTGGACAAAAATTTTTGGCTGAAACAGAGCGACAATCTTATGTATCAGGGCAAAGCACCTGAACTTTCTTTCACACAGGCAGCACGTATGCCTGCTTTCTTTGAACACAATGCAGTCAACCTCCCCCAGTACGCTTAGTCTTCTTGAAACAAAAGGCATTCAATTGAATGTACTTGTTGAAGAAATGAATGAGATTTTTCCACCCGTCAATCCCACTCCTTACATGAATGACCGAGAGATCATGTTCTCTGCTGGTCAACGTAGTGTAGTGGAGTGGATCCTAAATAAAATGGACGAATCCCGTGTGCCTATTTAATCAACAACCAACACAACCTGCAATCCCACCGATGCCAGCAATGCCTGCACCAGTGGCTCCTCCACCTGCACCATCACTCCCACCACCAGCACCACAACCTCTTCAATCAGGTCAAAAGAAAGCTCCAGGTATTAAACTGAAGCGATCAAGGGCTGAAGCTTCTGGTGCAGTAAGCCGTGGTACTAGTCAGCTGAGGATTCCAATTAATCTTGGAGCTTCTAAATCAGGAGGAATGAATCTTGGCTAATGTCAGTGCTCGTATGAGATATGGTGCTCTGACTGGAGACCGCAGTGCATTCCTTAATAAAGCTGTTGAGTGTTCAATGCTCACCCTTCCTTACCTAATCCGTCAGGATAGTGGGCAGACTATTCACCAACCGCTTCCTTCTCCTTGGCAATCGATCGGTGCCAAATCAGTTGTAGCTTTGGCAAGTAAACTTATGCTTGCATTGCTACCACCACAGACTACATTTTTTAAACTACAGATCCGAGATGATAAACTCAATGAAGAGTTAGATCCACAGATCCGTAGTGAACTAGACCTTTCGTTTAATAAAATTGAACGGATGGTTATGGATTACATCAATGCATCTAATGATCGTGTTGTTGTACATGAAGCAATCAAACATCTTATTGTAGGTGGCAATGCTCTTATCTTTATGAATAAAGAAGGGCTTAAACATTATCCATTGAACCGTTACGTTGTTAATCGTGATGGTGACGGTAATGTAATTGAAATTGTCACTAAAGAACTGATTGCAAAAGAACTCGTACCAATTAAAGAACCTAAACCTAACGCTGTTAGTGGAGGTGGTGGGCTTGATGCCAACTACATGAGCACTAATGAGGACGTTGAAGTGTACACTTACGTTCGCATGGATAGCAAGAGTGGGCGGTGGGTCTGGCATCAGGAAGCTTATGATCAAGTAATTCCTAATAGCCGTAGCACTGCTCCGAAGAATGCAAGTCCATGGCTTGTTCTCAGATTTAATACAGTCGATGGTGAGGAATATGGTAGAGGTAGAGTAGAAGAATTCTTTGGTGATCTTAAATCACTTGAAGCATTAACTCAGGCACTTGTAGAAGGCTCTGCAGCAGCAGCTAAAGTAATCTTCCTTGTGTCACCATCAAGTACAACTAAACCGAACACTCTAGCTAAAGCTGGGAACGGTGCAATTGTTCAAGGTAGACCTGAAGATGTACAAGTTATTCAAGTTGGTAAGACTGCAGACTTCAGAACTGCTGCCGAGATGGCTACCCAACTAGAAAAAAGAATTGCTGATGCATTCCTTATTCTGCAAGTACGAAATTCTGAGCGCACAACTGCCGAAGAGGTCCGCCTCACGCAACTCGAACTCGAACGTCAACTCGGGGGATTATTCTCCCTTTTGACTACTGAATTCCTTGTGCCTTATCTTAATCGTACCATGTTGGTACTCCAAAGAGGAGGAC